GGGGTGTCGTACACCGGGGAGTTGTCAAGGGCGGCCGTATTTCCGGCGAGCATTTCGATCGCGGAGCGGACGCCGATACCCCGGGGCAGGCGGAGGGCGGGGGCGAGGAGGCGGGGGAAGAGCTTCTGACCCGAGCGGTTTATTATGGACCGGGTCACACCCATGAAGTGGGTGAGCAGCTCTTGGGGTGGGAGGGGAGCGGAGGAGGTCCAGTTGCCACTCGCGATGGTAGCAATAGACCGGGCTACGTACCCATAGGCACCTGACGGGCCAAAGGCGCAACGAAGGAACTCGGCGCGGGTGTGCCCGATCGACTGCTTTGTCGGATTGAGCCGACATCCGATCTCGGCAGCACCGTCGAGGATCTTCTCGACCTCATGAGTGGTGGGGACGCGAGCGTAGACGTCATCCCCGGTGTGGAGGGAGAAGATGCGGTCGTACAAGTCGGCGCCTGCGGCAGCTCTGATGTAGGCTGCGTTTAGGACCGAGTTGAAGAACGTCGTGCCACGGTGCCCGGACATGAGGGTGCCGGCGACGTGGTGGCGCTGGCCCGCGCGTACAATATACTCGGAGTCGAGGGATCGGATGAGGGTCTCACGGAGGAAGGGAGGGCAGTCACACCGGTTGAGGAGCTCGTCGGTAACCATCTGCATAACTTCGGTAGAGTGGTGAGAGTTGAAGTCGTCGAAGTCTAGCATCAGGTTGACGCCGGGTCGGGCCGTGGCGGTGCCGATGCGGGAAGCGAGGGAGACGGTGCCACCAGCACCGGGGTCAAGGAGGACACGTCGGTTCTTCCACGCGGACTGGACCGCGTTGAGGGGCCAGGACCAGGCGAAGTACGACAGCGTGTCGCACGCGAAGATGGCGCGCGTCTTGCCGTGCTCGAGCTTCTCGGAGGCAGAGACCGTAGTGACGCCGTCCCAGCCTGTGATTGGCTCAGTCTCTACGTATTCAGCGGCCATACGGCGGTAAGTGCGAGAGAAGCCGGGGAAGGAGTCGGGCGGGATGCCGAGGGCCCTGGAGGACTCAGAAGTGTGTGCGCCATTGACACACCACAGCCACCGGGACGACCAAAAGGAGTCGAGATCCGGGAGAGTGAAGCCCTTAGGAATCTCCAGGTCGAGGACCGCGGCGACGTGAGGACGGAGCTCGTCGGCTGTGAGGGAGACGAGGTAGGGGCGGACTAGGGCGGAGTCGCAACGACGGGAGATCTCGTTATCCCAGTCGATCCCGCCGACGAGACGACCCTGGAGGGTCTGGGACTCAGTCAGGACCGCACCAACAGGGGTCGAGTTAAGACCGAGCGCCTTCAAGGCATTGGAGAGGCCTTTGGCGCGCTTCGGGTGGCGCAGTAAGGAGGCAGAGAGGTTGCCGGAGCTGGACTGGAAGTGGGGGAGAAGGGCGAAGGTGTATAATAGGTGGGAGACGGCCACATCGCGGGGTGTCCCGACCGGGAGGAGGGAGAGCAGACGGCCGACCTCGGCAGGGGGGGCGAGGGTGGTGTAGGCACGGACGAGGGCGGCGAGTCGGACTGAGGGCTTAGACTGGGCGGCCGGATGGGGTTTATGAGGGAAGAGGGAGTCACGGAACTCAGCGTTGTTGATGATGGTCGTGACGAGAGCTG